TGTAGCTTCAATGTAAAAACAACCAATGGTGGAATGACCAGTCAAATCACTGTCACGTCACCAACCACATAAAGAGGTTTCAATGGCTGGATTGACAAACAATGGGTGGGGTACAAAGCGCCTACCAGAGATTATAGCTGGCCTTCGCTCCCGCGCCTCAACTATATTCCAAGACCTCGTAGAAGACCCCAATGACGTTGTAGACACAAGTGAAGACAGCACCATTGGTCGGTTTATCGGGCTGATTACCCCTTCTCTGACAGATTTATGGGAAGCGGGGCAAGGTGTTTACACAGCGTTTGATCCGCATTCAGCTACAGGTATTCCACTAGATAACCTTGTAGCGCTATCCGGGGTAACAAGGTTATCTCAATCTGCAACAAGAGCAGATGTTTACCTAACTGCCTCCGTCAATACGACGATTCCAAGCGGGTCTGTTGTTCAAAGTGTTTTAACAGCAACAGACTTCTCCACAACATCGGATGTTGTATTTAACTCTGTTCAAACTGTAGGTGTCGGGGTAAACGTAGTCTCGTTAGACGTTAATAACTCATACACACTCCGTTACCGAGCATCAACCGACTCAAGCTATATCTCCGTTCAAGTGGCGTCTACTTCAACCCCATCTATTGAAGATATTTATACAGCCTTTGAAGCCGCAATACAAGCCTCACATCCCGACTTAGAGACTTTCCGAGATAACGGAAGACTCTTCGTGAAACCTGTCACTAATTTCCAATTGTTTGACTTTGAAGTTAGTAACAACATGGTTATTAGTAAGGTGATGAAAACAGTAGCTGTCGAGGCTACAGAGGCTGGGCCAATTGAACAAGCCCCTGACACTATCACAACCATAAGAACCCCTATACTCGGTTGGGATAGCGTAACAAACCCACAAGAAGCATCTGTTGGTCGCTACGAGGAAACAGACGAAGAGCTTCGCCTTCGCTGGAGAAACACAAAGTTTCAGTTTGCAACAAACATTGTAGAGTCTTTGTATAGTGCTATTTTCTCTCTTGAGGGCGTCTCCAACGCAGTGATCTACGAGAATGATACGGATGTTATAGACGGGAATGGGGTTCTTCCTCACTCGTTCCTAACGCTCGTTGATGGAGGACTTTCCTCTGATGTAGCGACTGCAATCTGGAGAAACCGTCCTACGGGGATTAGAAGTCAGGGTAACACTTCTGTGGATATCCTTGATTCTTTCGGTTATGTCAGGACTATTAATTTCTCCAGACCAACAGAAGTTCAAGTGTATATTGAGATTGACCTTGAAACTAACAACCGTTTTCCAGAAGATGGTGAACACAAGATTCAAGAAGCTTTGATTTCTTATATTAACGGACTAACCATCAACGATGATGTTGTTTACAGCCGTCTCTACACACCAATCAACAGCGTTGTGGGACATCAAGTAAACTCTCTGCGGATTGGTACGGACCCAGGAAATCTTGGGTTTAGTAATATTATCACTAACTTCGATGAGATTGCTAAGACACAATCTGCCAACATTGTATTCGTGTAGGAGGTTGTATGCCAGTAAACCCGTTTGAAGAAAGAGAGTATTTAGACGAAGCAAGAAGTCGCTACACCGTACAATTTGAAGACCAACCAGTCTTCGATAAGTATGTACAACTCATGTTAAGTGAGTGCCAAGAATTACAAAAACAATACAAAGCTCTGATGCAAGAGCGCAGTCTTGATACTGCGGTTGGTGCTCAACTTGACTTATTGGGGGCTATTGTCGGGCAAGGGAGGATGTTGGTTAACGTAGACATCTTTGAATTCTTCGGCTTCGACGCTGTTCCAAACTCTTTAGGTTTTGGCACTCTAGGTGATCCCTCGGTAGGTGGTATTTTCTACGACGCCAATAATCCAAGATTTGGTAATGTTGAACTTAATGACGATCTTTACAGGCTTTTAATTAAAGCTAAGATTGCAAAGAACGTAACCAGAGCCACACCGGAAGATATTATGCGCTTTGCTAACTTTGTATTTAGTACAGGGGGTAGCACAATCCAAGATGAAGGTGGGGCGGCTTTCCGTTTGTTGGTGGGTAGGCAGCTTAGTGCAATTGAAAGAAGCCTCTTAACGTATGTTGATAAGACTTCTGAGTATAACAGCTACCTCCTCCCTAAGCCCGTTGGTGTGAGGATTTCGTTTGGAGACTTTGACTACAACAATTTCTTTGCCTTCTCTGAAGTACCAAATGCAAAAGGGTTTGGTTCATTTGAGGAGCAATACTATGACGGCACCTACACTTACTCTGGAGAGTTGAACTACTTGCCCGCTATGAAAGAAGGCGTTGGTGGTAAATTTGCATCCTTACTTATGGTGGAATAATGGCAATATTAACAGAAACAAATAGTTGGTCGCCTAACATCTACGGGGTGGATTACTACACGCCTGTACTTGGTGGTCTTCCAGAGTACAGTAATGGTATTCCTGTCGGTGGGTTCGCCAACGTAGCAGCACAACAACTCGCCAACCGAACTGTGTATCTGCTTGATAGGTTACAAGCAAATGACCTTACAACCTCGGGGATTGAAACAGATTTAGAGGCTGTACGCACAACGGTTGATCAACATATTGGTAGTCGGGGTGATGCCCACGGATTAGCCACTCAAACCGCCCACGGTTTTATGAGTGCGGATGATAAATACAAACTAAATCATATCTCAACTGTATCGACAAGCGGAAGTTACAATGACCTGACTGACAAGCCGCCTTTGGAGTTCTTCGTTCGGTCTGGTGATTTTGAGGCGCGTGTAGGTGAACGCTACTACATCATGCAGAACCTTACTGTAACACTAGGCGATCCGTCTTTCTATGGGTTGATGCAAGGGGATTATATTGCAATGAGTAAATCCCCCACAGCACAAGCAACTGTTCAAGCATCTGCTGGTATTCAGATTATCACATCGGCTGGTACTGATGATAGTGTTGTATTTGATGTAGACGATGAAATTATCTTCGTCTTTGACGGGACAAATTGGAGAGTTTAAATGCCTCAAATTACAAAGCCAGACACACTTAATGTTGTGTGGGCAGATCAAGGGATGAAGATTAAACCCGAAGACAGTAAAATTCTTCGTGGTTGGATTGAAGAAGTCCCGCCGCTGCAATTCTTTAATTGGTTAGATAGCCGTCAAGATCAAGCTCTTGCTCATATCAACCAACACGGAATTCCTGTGTGGGATGCTGTTACAGAATACCAAGCCAATAAGAGCTACGTTCAAGGCTCGGATGGTGTTATTTATAAGTGTATTGCTACAAATTTTGGATACGACCCCATCTCCAATCCATCCTATTGGGTGGAGGCGTTTGTTTCGATTAACTCGGAGTCGGGTAGACAAGAGTATATTGGGTATGTTGCGCAGTCTACCTCTTTTACCGCAATTGCAAACACCCGGTACTACGCATTGGCTCCGCTAACAGTTACTCTCCCTAGCACAGCATCAGTTGCGAGCGTGGTGACTATTGCTAAACGTCCTAAAATTACAGTCACTGTTAAATCAGAAACCGGGGAGATTTCAACAAACGTTGGATCGGATAGCACCGTGATTTTTGATATCAATGATGAAGTGAACTTCGTATTTAACGGAAGTGTTTGGGAAGTCTAACCCCTTCTAAAATAAGAGGATTTTAAATATATGGCTATTTCTTTGCGTTCTGCTCGTTCTCTTGTAGTCGGGGATGTTAGTTTGGAGGGTGATGTTATTGTCTTCCAAGGCAGTACAAACACCTACACCATCACAGATTTCAATAGCTTTAGTGAGTATTCAGTAAGCTCTGACTACGGCACTGCCTCTGTAGCTGGTGATGCGATTACTCTCGTTGTTCCAAGCCCTGCTACACAGAATCAAATAAAACTCACTGTGCTGAAAGACAGTAAGTCTTCTGTGTTTACTGTAGCTATCGGGGAATCTGTTGTAAACACCCCTTCTATTACCTCTCCCGTCAATGGTGCAACAGGGGTTGCTCTTCAACCGACTATTGAGGCATCCGCATTCAGCACTACTCCACCGGCTCAGGGTGTTCATCAAAGCTCACAATGGCAGGTTGCAACAAGTGCTGATTTCTTGAATATTGCTTATGACAGTGGTGTTGATACTGTAAACAAAACATCAATCACCATTCCATCCCCACTATCGTTGAATACACAGCATTGGGTACGAGTGCGGTATACAAGCTCTACAATCGGAACTTCTGATTGGAGTGGTGTTGTAAGTTTCACCACTACAAACCAATACGTTGTTGAACCAACTGTTTCTGTTACAGACGGGCCTAACAACGTAGGTGAAACTCCTACTATTTCTACATCAGCATTTTCTGTCTTTGGTGGCAGCGATACTCACGCCTCTACTGACTGGCAGATTGTAAAAGTTTCTGACAGTAGTGTTGTCTGGCAATCCCTTGGTAATACCAGTAATAAAACTTCTATCGTTGTCCCTGCTGGTGTGTTGCTTGAATCTCAGGATTACGTAGCCCGTGCAAGGCACAATGGGACCACTATTGGGTCGTCTGCATGGGGAGAGTATTCCTTCACAACCAAAGCTGAATTCTTTACATTCGACCCAAGTTCCGTGGGACTTCCTTATGGTGGTGGCTATTACGCTGGTAAGATTATCACAGGAGGTGTTACATACGCACTTATTGTAGCCCCTAAAGCTCAGGGTGGCGAGGCTGGGACTACGTTGGCTTGGAAGACTTCTACTACCACAACAGCCGGAACAACCAGCATTAACGATGGCTTGGCCAACACTAACGCTATGATCGCAGCAGGGGCATCCGCACACCCCGCAGCCAACTTCTGCAACAACCTTAATATCAACGGCTATGATGACTGGTATCTTCCTTCTAAAGATGAGTTGGAGATTCTATATCGCTATCTGAAACCAACCGCAGATGCTAACAACACAAGTAGTGGTGCCAACACAAGCTCTGTGCCAACAACAGGTAATTACACATCCGGAAGTCCTGCCCAGACAAGTGTTACTATCTTCAGGACTGGTAACAGCGAAGCCTTTACTTCAAACTACTACTGGTCCAGTACAGAGTATTCGTCTACG